AGTCCTGAACATACAAGATTGTTGTACCCTCAGACCCAGAAGTGGAGTTTAGATAAGAATCTAGCTCTCCTGCAACGTGACCTACTGTAGCAATCTCATTTTCTGATTCGCCGTTCTGATTGAAACCATAGTAGGCAAGTCCAGTTGTTCCACTAACAAACAAGCTCTGGTTAATGTTTACGCTTGCATTTAGAGCTGATGTTCCAATGAGAACGTCGCCACCCTCTGCAGATATTCCAACTGCTCCATTAGTAGAAGTAATGTCTACTCTAGCGGTTCCACTAATGTCTAGTCCACCAAATCCATTTGTGATGTCAAGGTCACTTGTACTTTGATTAACGCCAATGGTGGTTAGTGAGCTGTCAAACTCTAGGTTGCCTGAGATCATCTTGTTAGATAGTGTCTGAGAGTCAGAAGTACCAACAATATCACCAGTTACACCGTGAGCTGAAGTTGCTGTGGTGTGTGTATCTAGGTTGTCCTGAACATCCTGAGCTGCACCTGCTGCATCGTAAGCCGAAGCTGTTGCAGAAAGTGCTGCAGTGTTGAAGTCAGAGATATCTGTGGAATCTAGACCAGTAACAGAGATTGTATCGCTAACAATAGAGATGTTATCTCCAGCAGTCAGGGTGTTTTGCTTATCAGCAATTAGCCCTGCTACGGTAGTAGCGTAGTTCTCGTCATCTCCGATTGCTGCAGCTAGCTCGTTTAGGGTGTCAAGAAGAGCAGGGGCACCATCAACTATGCCTGCAACAGCACTATCTACATAGGTTTTTGTAGCTGCATCTTGAGCGTTTGTTGGGTCTGAAAGGTTAGTAATTGTTCCATTATTTACGTTTAGAGATCCACTAAACGTTCCATTCTGGTAAATGTTGGATGTGTCGTCATAAATTACTAGACCACCGCTACCGCTTCCAATTTGAGTTCCACGTATCGAAACACCGTTAGTTGCAACAAAGACATCTGACTTAATAAGGCTAGAACCCTCTCCATCGTTACCCCTAAGAACAATAGTGTCCATCGTTGGATCAGATGTAGCATTTGAAGACACTGTGATGGTGTTGTCCGTTACAGAAACGTCAAGGTTTGCGTCTCCAGCAAATGTGAGGGTATCGCTAACAAGAGTAACGCTATCAGTTCCAGTGTCACCAGCAATAGAAAGAACTGCACTTGGAATAGCTCCGACAACTGTATCCGTATAATCGTTTGCATCTGAGAGAGCTTGTGCTGCAGAACCAGCTGCGTCATAGGCAGAAGCAGTTGCGTCAAGTGCTCGCTGGTTTGTAAAGTAAAGATTTGTAATGCCCTCAGCAAGATCATCGGTATCTGAGTCTGCTACACCATTCTCTGCTGCAAAGCTAAAAGTATTTGCAACGTCATCATAGGTAATAGTAATGTTTGAGTGTGTACCTGCAGCAATAGCTTCTGCCACTGCATCCTGTGCTAGCTCAGTCACTGCTTCCGAGGCTTCTACCTCAAAGTTTACTGCACCGTCAACGTATGATACTGTTACACCTACGTTTGTACCGCCTGTAATCTTATCTGCGGTAATAATATCTGAGCCATCGATGGTACCGTTTGCACCCTCAACGATCAGTCCAGACTTAACTCTAAAGTCCTTAGTTACTGTTGCCATGTTTTATTCTCCTTATTTTGGCTATGCCTTCAAACCAGTTCTAAAATACCTTACGGTAATTGGTCTGAATGCATTGTTTGGGGTAACACTCAAAGTAAGAGTGTTGCCATTTCTTGAGACATCAACGGTTCCAACATCCCCATCACTGTCTATAACGCCATACTCGCTGATATTTATATTTTGCCCATCTACAAGTATAGTTAGCTCAGTGGCGTAGTATTTATTCTCTCCGTTAGCGGTATGTGAAATACCAACAACGTATTTAATAACTCTCCACTGAGAAGCATCTAGTGTTTCTAGCACTGTATAGTTTTCGATACCATACACAATATTTTCGTTATTCCCACCTGTACCCAAATCGGTAGCCTGAGCTGAAAGGGTGTCAATAAGGTCTACATAGTCATTGCCAGTAGGCCTGTCACCTGTCTCAAACTTTGTTTTGAGGGAATTTAACGAGATTTTGGCCATGTTAGTATTATAACATTATTTAAACTACAGAATATAGTTGTTGAGACCAATCACAGCTATTCCAATTGGTGCTGGGTTGTTTGCCCCATAAGATGAAATGCCTACGTTTATAAACTTTACACGGAACGGCATCTTGTAATTTATCTTTGCCCTGTATGGAGCATCATACACTTTAGACTTGTAAGAATCTGCAGTCTTTATAGAAACTAGTTTTTGGTCCTGGACATTTTTGAGTACTGCCTTAGCCATTTGTAACATCCTCAAGGACAACGATGTATCCTTGAGCTACTGTCCATACCGTGGCATCTTGAGGCAGTCGTAGCTCAATATCGAAGATGTCGCCAGTCTCTAGCTGCTCAGATGCTGATGCCTCTAGAAAAACGGTAAACTCTCCATCTGAATCATCTGAGTCTTGTGCTGGCACTAGTGTTAGAACTGTGGTAGCTGAGTCGGTAATTACCCCAAGATTTTGAGAAGTTACAGATGCTGGCCTCTTGATGTCCATTTGGATTGTCCAGTCTGAAAGATTTAGTGGTAGCTTTGCATCATCAGTTACATAAACTTTGAACGATGCAGTGTCACCACGCACGATAGTCCAAGTCACCCTTGGTGGGGTATTTCCAACAGTGTATCCAGATCCTCTAGCCATAAAACAATTATAACATAGCATTTTGGGTAAACATATGGTAAAATATTAGGACAACGACGCAGGCACCCTTAAACAAGGTGCTTTTTGCTTTAGGAGGTGCAACTTGAAGAAGATTGCAATACTAGGAACGGTAGTTGTTTTATTTGGCTGTTCTACAGCTACCGTGGCTGATAGCCATAAACTATCAACAATAACTAAATACGAAGCCATTATCGCCCCAAATACTATTGATGGAATTTTTGAAAATATCCACTACCAGACGATGCTTGAGCAGCAAGCACAAAAAGCTTTAGAAGCTAAAATTAGGGCTGCCGAAACCCAAAGGTCTATGCTAAAAAATGAGCAGGCCATATTAGACAAGGTTTCTGAACTAAAAACATATGTTGGAAAGACTTGGTATGTCTTTAGCGGATCTTCTCCAAGGGGATGGGACTGTTCTGGTCTAACTACCTGGTTTTACTCTGAGCTTGGAGTAGAGCTTGATCACTCTGCATCTAAGCAGGGGCACAACGCTGGAAGGCATGTAGATACTCCAAAGATTGGAGACATCGTTGCCTTTAGTCACCTAAACTCTACCAAGTATTACCACGTTGGAATCTACATTGGAAATAATAAGATTATTCATGCTGGATTTAAGCCAGGTAGAAGAACTGAAGTAATATCTCTTGACGATGCATCTTTTAAGAATAGCGAAATATCTTTTGTAAGGGTAATTGAAAACTAATGAAATTTTATGCAATTGCAGCAACTGTTGGACTGCTAACTAACGTTAGTGCTATAAATGTATCACCTACTGATACAAATATAGAATTTCAGACACTGACTGTTCCAGACTATTCTATTAGCTTTGATCGTGGAACCTATGAGATTGTTGAGCTTGAGTATGATAAGTCAACCATTCTAAGTAATACACAAATCATTGAGATACTGAGGCTTGCTGGATTCCGTGGCAGTGAGCTAAAGATGGCATGGGCCGTAGCGGTCAGAGAATCGACTTTGAGACCATTTGCACTCAATAAGGCAAGTAATTGTTACGGACTCTTTCAAATCAATATGAGCGGCTCTCTAGGCCCTGACAGACGTAACAAATACGGTATTGATTCTAATTCAGATTTGTTTGATCCACTAACCAATGCAAAGATAGCATACCAAATGTCAAATGGTGGCAAGAATTGGTCTGCATGGTCCACAGAAAACTCTGCAAAGAAATTGGCTACTCAGTTTCCTGGATAAACTTTCCCCAGTTTCCTACTGGGCATTCTGCATGTGCTAGTTTTACCTTAGCCTTCATGAAGCATCCACACTTAGAACACTGAGTTGTTGGTAGAAGGAATGGGCATCCCTTGCACATGTCATACCTTGCCTGTGCTACCTCTTTTGGTACACGCTCGGCAGCTGGATTTACCATATCCCATACACGAGTATCCCCAAGGTTTTTCTTCCATTGCTGGTATGGCGTTAGCTCTTCTTCCACTACTCTACCTCATAGTCATCTTCGTCTACAATAGTAGCGTGATTTAGGTGTTCTGGAGCCTCAAAATAAAACTCTTGGGTTTCATAGTTATACTTCCAACCAAGTACCGTCCTGACATCTGGATTATCAGAGATCTCAACGATTAGTGGCTTGGACTGTAGTGCAGCAATTAGCCTTTGCATATGTGGCTCATCTGGAACTGTCATGGTATGTGCAACATCACCATCTACTACATACGCAAATGTTTTGTCTAGTTTCTTTTCGTTTTCTGCCATGACATTATTATATCATAGGGCTACTTGTGCTCCACCACCGCCACCAGAGCAGCAATACTGAGTTCCATTATAAACTGTCTCTTGTCCAGTACAGCTGTCCCTATACCTAGTAGCTGTTAGCTTGTAGCAATTTATACAAGATCCAGACCAATAGCTTACAAATATCTGTTCTGAAACACAGCAGCTTCTACTAGTGCTCCTAATTATTGGTGCACCGTCACAGGTAGTGTCTAAAGAAACTATAGTGCCATTCTGTACCCCATTGACACATTCTCCCCAAGATGTTGGCTGATCTTGATAGACTGAATTACATAATGCTGGTGGTACATATCCACAATCAGTGCTATTGTATTCATAAACCTTATCATTTGTGATATATATTACTTGGCCATCTTCGCCTGGTGATCGTGTTGTAATTACACTGCCATCTGAATATGTATATTTATAAGAAACCTGCACCTGTTCAGTTGGCGTACCGATACGTGTAGTTCCAGAACACTCGTACACTATTCCAGCGACCACTGGAGTTAGCCTATC